CTGTTTGAACATCGAAATACCATTCAGCTTGTTTATCTCTATGAGGTTGTAATATTTTAGGTGTTAATTTTGTTTTAGAAATAAGATAAGTATCACATAATTTATCAATACGTTCTGTTTCTTTTAATTCTTGTTTATGGAATGCTACTTTACCATTTATTTCATATGCGGCTTCATGATACATGAATGTCGAATATTTACTCGCAATTCTGTGGTGCCCCGCTGCATATATTATTAAAGCCATAGACATTGCTGTACCGTGGCATATAGTATGGATTGGAGTCTGCGAGTTATCAATTACATCAATTAAAGCTAACCCACTGAATACTTCCCCACCAAATGAATTGATAATGAGTTTAATTGGTTCTACTGTTTGCTTTTTAGCGTCCTCATTATTAATCTCATATATATCTTGTATAATTTGATTAACTGTGATACATTCAATATCTCCCAACGTTATGATCCGACTTAATGGATCTAATTTAGAACGACGCTCTCTTGACATAATTTACAATTTTCTCTTATAAATATAAGTACAAATTATTGCTTAAACAAAGGAGGGCAATTAGAATTTGTTTCGCCGTTTCTATACCCGTAGAAACCCCATTTATATTTAAAATATTCATGGCATTCTTTTTCAATTAATCCCTTCTGGTACGTTACTTCGGGTTCTATTTTTCTAGTACCTACTGATACGAAATGATAGAAGTGAGTATTATAAGTTCTCTTCATCTCCATTCCTGACATTTCACATTGCATAAAGAACTCCCAATCAACAACCCAAGGACCAGGATATGTTTCATCCCAACCTCCAACTTGAAGATATTTAGTTTTATTCATGAATATAGGAAGAGTTGAACCACAATTATCAGATTCTTTTCTATTAACTGTTGATGTATAATCCCAAAAACTAACAAGATCAAAATCCTCTACATTCCCTAGTGGATGAACTACAAATTGTTTAAAGATTCCTGGATTAGGTTCTATTTGGTTTGGAGCCCAAACAATATTTGGGTCATATATTTCTTCTAACTTAGCGTCCCAATCTTTATCAAATACATTATCATCATTTACGATTAATATTTTATCTGATGTTGCGTTATATACTCCAAAATTTGTTGCTGTATTTAATCCTCTATTTTCAGGAAGACTAAGTACATCAATATGTTTAGAGTATTTGTCTAATACTTCTTTATTAATATCGTAAAAACCATCTACAACAACTATAATTTGATTTTTATGAGCAGCCCCATTGATTGCTGAATTTAGACATACGTCTAAAGCATGAGGTTCTTTATATGTTGGGATTATTACTGATATCATTATTTGTTATTTAAAATCATTTCAATTCTTTCTTCTAATGTAAGTTCTTCTATTTCTTTAGCGTATTTCCAGAGAACTACTCTTAATGCCTCTTTAACTGCTTCATCTGTTTCTGCGCTATCCCAAGCGTAAAATCTTTCGTTTTTCTGCATAAAAACTCGTCTTCTACGCCACCTTAGTTTATCATCACTTACCATCATCCAACGTTCTTTAAAACCTACGTTTTCAAAAGGGTTCTTTGTAAATGCTGAGGGGTATTTGTTCGTATCTACACGTTTTCCGTACAATGTATAAGAATCAATATTTGTTCTAATTGGGTAATGGTCATCTGCACCAATTCCAATAACTTCTGATATCCCTTCTTTTATCGTCCAAATAGTATCTCCTACCTTTACATTGGATAAATCTGCTAATTTTAAAATTTCTTCATTCATAATATATTCATTTCGCTTTCAAATATTAACCATTCAGTCTTGCCTTCAAAAAATAGTATTCTAGCTATAATACTTTGCTGAACATTGTCTAATGTTTTAGGTCTTGTGCTCATTGGCTTTATTCGCTCTTTCTTTATTATTGTTTTTATTGTCTCTACTTTTACTCCGCATACCTTTGCCATTTCAGATAGTTTAAGATGTTTACCCATTTGCTCTTAGAATAGTTTAGTTTGGTTTGTATGGTTTGTTATTCGCTCTATTGCTTTGTCAAAATATTCTTTGTCTAATTCACAAGCTGTTAGTTCATATCCGTAATCGTGACAAGCTATTGCTATTGAACCTGAACCTAAATGCGTATCAAGTATTTTATCTCCTTCTTTAGCATAATTTTCTAATTGCCATTTATATAAATTAAAAGGCTTTTCTGTTGGGTGTATTCTATCTTGTGGCATTTGTTTTCTAAAGCCATTCCAAGTAAATTTATATTTTCTTACTGCAGTTTTAAAACTACACCAAGCTAATTCACCATCAGCAAAATCACCGTATCCGTCTTTATCCCAAAACAACCAACAACTTGAATTTTTATTAATGCTTTCAATAAAATGATTAGCTCCCCAAATAATTTGATTTTTAGAAACTCTAAATAACTCATCAAAATATTCTTTTGAAGGTGTTGAATCATCCCAATCTTTTGCAGTATATTTCAATTGACTTTTACCTCTTGAATGTATTTTTTTACTTCCTTCTCCAATCCCATAAGGCGGGTCTACAATAGCCAAATCAAAATAGTTATCAGGATAACTTGCCATCAATAACATATTGTCCTCGTTTGTTATGGTTAGTTTACTCATTATAGTTTACGCAGTTGGTTATTTGCTCTATTTTGCCTTTATCGTTTATTTCTTCGATTCTTTTTAATAAACTGTACTTCGGGTCAACCGTTTGCATTATCGTGTCTCTAATCGCTTCTAAATGCGTTTTTCTTTTTCTTACCTCTGCAAATAGTTTTACATTGTGATAAACGGTACAGTGTGTTATGCTTTTGCCAAAGAAGTTAAAATGGTCTCTTACATCATATAACGTCATTTTTAAATCTTTGTGCAGGATGTAACAAGCCATTGAGCGAATATCGACCAAGTCTTGCGTTCTTTTGTTTTCGTATATATCAACTCCGCAAAGTTGGTTTATTGATTCTCCTATGTATTTTGCTTTATTCATTTAATATGTTTTTAGTATTCTTATTTTATCGTTTTTATCTTTTATGGTAATATAACCAAGTGCTTCATAAAGTTTAATATACCTATATACCGTTCTTTTATTTACTCCTAAATACCTCGCTATTGTATGTATATTTCTTGCTTTGTCTTCAAGGTATTGCATCAGTCTTATGCATCTATACATTTTATGCTGATTCATTCTGTTTTTAGTTTTAATAATAATTTGCACTCAATAAACTTCTCACGTGCTTTGTGTTTGTATATCTTTTTAAATAGTTGAAATACTACTCTGATATAACTTTGTTCGCTTAAACAGTCTTTAAATGCTTTATGAACGTACTTTACTCCATAACCTTTGCAAAAGTTTACATTGTCCGAAGTATCGCCTATTATCATTTGCTCGTAAAAGTTGTATAAGGCTTGCTCTTTTGATATATCATAATAACATTGATGGCTCAAATGGTAATTGTAAATGATGCAAGGTAGCTGCTTATAGTCTTTGTCAATGCTTACTATTATCACTTCGTCTCTTCCGAATGTATCGGTTAAGTTTTTCCAATACGTGGCAACTACATCATCTGTTTCAACTCCGTATCCTGCTATTGAATTGTATGTTTCTTTTACGTGCTCTTGCAGTTCGTTTAATATCGGTGGTATTTCTCTGCCTACTCTATTTGCTTTGTAGCTTTTTGATATTTCTTTTCTAAAGTTACCACGTGCTCCAGCGAATGTTAATACTCGGTCAACTTCGTGTATTTCTTCAATCGTGTTTACTATCGACATAAACACCTCATCAAACTTTAACCTTGCATTTTCAATAGTGTGGTATTGTTCGTCTTCATCGTGCTCTTTTTGTCTGTAGCAGCTTGACCATATTAGGCTGTCTGCATCTACTAAAACTATCACGGTATTAAACGGTTAATCTGTTCTTTCTCTTCGTCTGAATAAAACTCTACAAATTCATAGTACTCATCGTAAAAAACTGAATACTTTAATTTAGGATGCACCATTTGCCATTTCTGTTTCATTGCATTGGCTTCTTGCTCGTCTAGTAATATTGTATGCGGGTAGCCCTCTTCTAGTAGAACCCATCTTTTGTCTTGTATCATAATTGCTTTTTTAATTGTTTTAGTAAGTATTTCATTTTATCAACTTTGCCAAATAAATTCCAGTTAGAACCAAGTTGATTTAATTCTATTTCTAATTGTTCTATAATTTCTTTCATCGGGTCATATAATACATCATTTTAATTTCGTAATCTATAAACCCCATTCTTTTAGCATATTTTTCAGCTAATTCTTTTGATTTAAAATGTGTAGAACTAAAATCTCTTTCTTCTCTACAAATAAACCAAGCTTCCGGATAATGTTTTATTTTTGCCATTAGTAGTAAAATTCGTTTATTAAATAATCAATATTTTCTTTGCAATCCTCAACTGTCGAGCAGTGTCTTATTGGACAATCGCAATCGTTACTGTTGTAATACTCATAACTCATATATGAATTATTATCGTAGTTGTAATCATTTTTTTGAATTATCCATCCTTTATATTCTTCCATTTGTTAAAGTGTTAAAGTTAATACTAAAGTAATAAATAATCCCCATAAAATAAATGCTAATCCGATGTCTTTTAAATTTTGTTTCATTTTGTTTGTTTTTAGTTTGTTATTTCTTTGGCAAATATATAACTGTTTTAGATATAAAAGTGTTAATGAAAAGTTAAAGTTTTAAAATAAAAAAAGGGACACTAATTAAAGCATCCCTTTTCTAACAAACAATATATAAACAGAGAACTACAAAGATTCTAATTTAGAATTATAGTATTCAATCATTTCAATCAAATCTACATCAGCAAATTTAACTATTTGTTTTGATTTAATTAATAAATTATCAGGTAAGTTATTATCAAATTGTGTTAAATACTTTGAGAAAGCATATTGCATACCTTGATTAGTAATATTACATCCATAACATTGTACACCTACGTTATTAATATCCCATCTTGTTGAGTAATGTCTTCTACTCATAAAATGACCACATTGTAGTTTTTTCCAATGGTCTTTTTTACCACAAGTAACGCATAACGCAATATCAGATATAGCGTCTTTTCTTCTTATATATTGGCTAAAGACTGTATCTAATTTTATTACTAAACTTTTTCTTGTTGGTTTCTTCATATACAAATGTAATTATACATTATTAACAATCTTGTTTAAAAGTTTTTAAATCAAAGTTAATTTTTTTTATATACCTTCGTGGAGTCGAAATTAATATATATGAAAGTAAAATTTAAAATAAAAAATGAAAAAGATAGATTAAGAGAATTTATAAAAGAATTTAAAAGTGTAGAACATTTAAATAATTATAGAAATACTTTAATTAAAACAAATTGCTTTATATTTAAAGAAACTTATCTACCCTGACCTTTGTATTTCTTTTGATAGTTTTTAGAAGATTTTAATTTAGAAGATTTTGTTTTAGAATGTATATTTGGTCTTGAAATATTAGTTTCTATACGGGTAGAAACCACCGTCTGTTTTGCCATATTAAATAAATTATAATTATAATTAAAATATATCCTATTGGATTAGAAGTTTTTTCTATATTTTTAACTTTTGTATTTTCTTTAACCTTTGTAGTTTGTTGTTTATCTTGAATTTTAGACACTTTTATATCCTTTTTATATAAACTATTGTCTTTTGTATTAATGTGTCTTAAAACAACGTTTCTGTACGTTATACCATTTACTACAATATCTTTACAAGTATCTAATGGAGTAATTATAAACTCATCAGTTACAATATTATTTTTAGTTTCAATTTTAATATCTTCTTTCGTCTCTATTTTAGTGTAAATTTGGGACAAAGAATCTTTTTTAACTTCTTCTATCACTACTTTTCTTGTTGAACAAGATGATAACATAGCAATAGAAATAGTAGCTAACGTAACTGCTAACCAAAATGTAATAACTCCTTTATTTCGTGAAATAATTGTCTGCTTCAATTTGTCGTCTTTTAGTTAAACCTGCTAATTTTTTCGTTCCTACTTTATCCCATTTTAAAAACTCATCTTTTATCGTATGGTCTAATCTATTATTATTTACTTTCTTTAATAATGTACTTCTCATAAAATTTGCAACTCCCACATTATAAGCAAAAGATACTAAAGAATTGAATTGATTTTGAGTTAATGGTTGTGTAACACATTTAGAAACTCTTTTAGCAAAATTATCAGCAATGTCTTTAAACATATCAAATGCTTCAGCTTTAGTTATTGACTTATCCACCATAGTCACTTTTTTACCATCTTTATAAAACGTATTACCATATCCAATAGTAGCTAATTTAGCAGGGCATAGGTATGGTTTAGCACTAAATCCTTCAAACTCACAAATTAACATATAGCCTTTATTGTCCAGTTTCATCTTTTGCTTTTTTATTAAATGATTCATATATTTTAACACCTGTATATATAATAGATAATACCAAAAGAGTTAATTTTAATATATTTTCTACGTTAGTAAACGTAATAACCAATGCTAACGAATTAAGCATATATAATTTCATTGACTCCATTCTAACTCTTTAATTTTGCGACTATATCTGTAAATCCTTGAATGCTTACATAAGCAGTAGCTATTACTACCCAATCTTGAGATGTTAAATCTCCAGCGAATAATCCACAACAAGCTATAACAAATACCATTAATTTGCGTGAGATAATCTTATTTAATATTTTATCTATATTATTCATAATTTACATATTGTATATATGCAGGTAATTCATCTTCTGAAATTTCAAATAAATCTGGGTGATTTACAATTGATAGATGATTTTCTAATGGTTCTTCTGCTATTACTACTGTATAACTATTTGTTCCTACTGAATTAATTTGTCTTATATGTCTCATTATGTAAAGTATTGTAAGGTTAAATGTGCGACTCTAATAGAAACGGCGGCAGAAATAGTTATAACAAATTCATATCCATTATTTGCTGCATTTCTCCTTAAAAGTACAACTCTTGAAGTAGCAGCAATCAATGATGTTGTAGTTGTAAGACTTCCAGTTCCATAATATAAAATATCTGATGCTCCCGTAAAACCAGTTGGAGACGATGGAGTAGGTAAATCAGTTGGTAATGATATAATTACTTGCGTATTACTTCCTGCAACACTATAACTTAAACTTAATCTAACAGTTACTAAACTACCTACTTGATTCCATCTATAAGTGTTTGATAAAATAGTTGTAGGAGCTGTTGTACTCCAAATTATTGTCCCGCTATATGTTTGTTCCGCTATGTCTTTATAAACTTGAGTAGTTGGAACTGCTGCTGCATTAGTATTATTAGCTAATATTGTATAAGCTGCTCTTGAAGTATCAACTGTACTAATTGTGTTAGTTGTTATATCTATACCATTTCCTGCGGTTAAAGTTGCTTGTTTACCGTCTAATTGTGTTTGAATATTACTTGTAACACCTTTAACGTGTTGCATCTCTTGTGCATCTGGATAAGTTGTAGTTGAACCTACTATTAATTGACCTTGTGGGTCGCCTAAAACAATACAACGAATACCTATTGGATTTGCAGGAACAGGATCAGGTATTTCAATACTATTTGCAAATACTTTTGTACCAGAAAAAGTTTGACCTACATTTGTCACTAAACCATAATCTGTACTAACACCAGCATTAGGCAATCTTAATTGATGATTTGTACCAGTTGAAGAAAAACTTGGAGAACCTGTAAAATTAGTAAATACACTAAAAGTTTGAGTTGCACCTGTTAATCCATTTAATGAAGATATACCTGTACCTGATATTGTTAAATCTCCACTTCCTAAAATAGTATTTCCGTTTATTGTTTTTATATTTGTTGCTGAAACTAATGTAGGTTGTAATCCTGCTTCAGAAGGTGTTTTATTTTCCCATATATCTGTTGCAGAAGTATAAGCTAAAACTTCGTTATTTGTAGCAGTATCTATTTTTACATTGTGTAGTTCATCTAATTCATAACCATTATCTACTTTTACAAATATAGTTCCTTGTGTTATGTGTGCGTAAATTACATATCCAATTATAATTAAATGATTTGGAGCAGTTGGTTTTACCTTTGTTATTCTACCAGCAACTGTTGGAGATAAATATAAAATGTCTCCATCTAACCAAGTTTCACTTTGTAAAGAACCTGTTGTATTAATACCTCTAACTATTCCACTTGTTGTTATAAATCCTTCAGCGTTATTTGCTATTGTTTCAGTAACTAATCCTATTGTTTCAGCACTTAAAACATCATTTGTAGCTTGTGCCAAATCAACTTTCATTCTTTGACCTTGAGCGCCAGTTATTCTTACTGCTTGATAATTAGATTCTAATAAATCTATATTTGTAGCAGTTTTATTTACTACTCTTACAACTTGTTCTTGTCCTATTTGTAAAGTAACATTGCCTCCTTTTAATATTAAATCTAATGTGCCATCTGCATCATTGTAGTACATTGAACCAGCGGTAGTAGGTATATTAGTAGGTGTATTGTCAAACTCTAAATTACCTAATTGAATACCAAACTCTCCTAAATTAACATCAGAAGTAGCTCCTGTATATGGAACTGAATTTGCTATTTTTGTTTTTTCAGCAGGAGTTATTAAACCTGCATTTGTACCATCAGCTAAAAGTATAACCGCACTACTACCTGTACTGCTTGTTACAGTACCATTTGTTGGAGTTGCTATATATCCTAAATCAGTAATACCACCACCGCCACCACCTGTAACTTGATTAATGTTTACAGTAGTTAGATTTGGATTAACAGTAATTTCAATTGTTTCTACTGTTTCGGTAACATTAATATCTATTATATCGTTTGCCATTATCGAGTTACATCATTAGTTATTGAAAAGTTTCCACTTATATAAGTCTTAACAGTACCATCTGCTTTAATTAATTCAATGTCATAAATATAATTTGCAGCATCTATATTAATTATTTGTCTGTTAATTCTAAATAAACCAGTAGCAGGAGTTGTAATAGTTATTCCTGCACTTGCAACAGAAGTTAAAGAAAGAAATATTACACCTCCATATTCTTTTCTTAACTGCATACGTAATGTGCAACCTGTTAGGTTTAATGCTACAGAATTAACAAGCATTTGAAAGTTTACTGCTTCAAATGTGTCTCCTTTTATATGTGTAAAATCTAAAGCCATTATTTGTCTTTATTTAGTTTGTTTAAAAATACCTCTAACTTTTTTACGTTAGTTTCTTTTGGCTTGTATGTTTCTTTTTTATTCATAATATTAAAATTATAAAACCCAGCCAACAAAGTTGCTATCTTTATCTGGATAAACATCAGCATTTGAATTTAGATAATATTCAGGGAATAAAGTTTGATTAAAACTCATATAATCTATAAAGCGATTTGTATAACTTTGTGCAACATCTCTTTCTTTTTCAATTAAGAAATCTATTTCAGATTTTTCAACTGTAGAACTGTTTTCAGAATTATGTTTAAATACTCCTTTATTTGATACTTTATAAGCTGCGTAAGGCAAAAACTCTACCATTGCCCAATGTATTACCATTGGCTTAATATATTTGCTTAAAAGCGTTGTATATGGACTTGCTAAATTACCTGCAACAATCCCATCGTTTATTTTATCGTATAGTTTAGTTCCTAAATAGTTTTGTATGTGTAATTGTTGTGCTTGATAAATATATTGAGTATATATATCAGGGTCTAAATTACCATTTAAATTAGTAAATTTAACTATATCATTTGTGCTTATAAAAAGTCCTTGTGCCATATCTTAATTAGTTTGTATATCCCATTTTATTCCAATACTCTTGTGTATATCCTTTTGTAGGCATATCACTTGGCTTCATAGACACTTCTTTTTCATTACGTATTCTATAACCATATTTTTCAGCTATTGCATTACTTAATGGTTTTGCTTTAGGACTTGTTGGGTCTATTTTTACACCATCTAAATTAGCGTAAGTTCTACGTAACCATTTATGTTCACATCTTGCTCCACCTTTATATAACCAAATAGAATATGTATCAGCACCTTTAACTCCAAAACCAGCATTTACAACTTGACCACCCATAGAAATAATATCTTCTTTTCTATAAACTTTGTCTGCATTTACCATTTTATTGCAAAATTCTCTTTGTCCTGATAAATTACCACTATATACGTATCTTGTAATGAAGTTTACACCATCAACTACTTTATCTTGTTCTGATTTATTTGTTGGTCTTGCAACTCCTGTAGTTACAAAGTTCCACATTTTAGATAATTTACTTTCTTTTTTAGAATTTATGTTTTGTATTTCTAAATCTAATTCATCTTCAGTATCATAATCAACTTCTGTTTCGTCAATTATTAACCATTCTTCACCTAATGTTTCTCCTTTTTCAATTAATAAATCAGCTACATTTTCACTTGATAAATTATGTGAACACATTTTAACTCCTGTTTCTTCTTCTTGAGTTTCTGCATTCATTCCTGATGTATCTACAAATTCTAAAGGCTGTATTGTTTTAAAATATAACTTTAATGATATATTGTTAATAGCTAAAATAGCGTCTAAGGCTTCAATTATTTCTAATTGATATGGTTTTATTACTATATTGTCAAATAATAGCGTAGCAGTCTTTATTTCATCCGCATTGTTACCTAATCCACCATCTCCTGTTCTAATTCCTAATAACATTGGAGAAGTAACTCTATGTCCTACAATTAGTTTTTCAAAACATTCTTTACTTAAATATTCATAATGTGCAGGAGCATCATTTAAAGGTAAATCTTCAACAGTTGTTTTAGATTCAGCATTAGCATTAAAAGCTACAATTACTTTTTCACCTCTTGCACCTGTTAGTTTTCCAAGTACTTCACGTTTCAATTTATCCCTCATTTCTTCTGTAGGAATACCATTATTGAAATTGATTACTTTTGTACCACTAAAACCGTTTTGACAATCATTAATTTGATAATCTGCTATGTTTTCTTCTAATAAAGCATAAGGTAAAGAACCAGAATAGTCAATAGGACTATAATAATCAAATCCACTTACATAAGGTTTA